GGGTACCTCTTTCCCCGGGCGTTTTCAGGCGCTCTGTACCAAAGGGGGTCAGACCGCTGTTGGTCAGAAACATTCTTGTACTTCCGATGTTTATCCCCTGTGCCTGCGCCCACGTCATCCAGCCGCCCGCCTCGCGTTTCGCTTCCAGTGGCAGGTCCTGCCACGCNCGAATCTGCTGATTTGTAATAGGGGTACCTCTTTCCCCGGGCGTTTTCAGGCGCTCTGTACCAAAGGGGGTCAGACCGCTGTTGGTCAGAAACATTCTTGTACTTCCGATGTTTATCCCCTGTGCCTGCGCCCACGTCACCCAGCCGCCCGCCTCGCGTTTCGCTTCCAGTGGCAGGTCCTGCCCCGCTCGAATCTGCTGATTTGTAATAGGGGTACCTCTTTCCCCGGGCGGTTTCAGGCGCTCTGTACCAAAGGGGGTCAGACCGCTGTTGGTCAGAAACATTCTTGTACTTCCGATCTTTATCCCCTGTGCCTGTGCCCATTTTATGCAGCCGCCTGCCTCGTTTTTCGCTTCCTGCGACAGCTCCTGCCACGCTCGAATCTGCTGATTTGTAATAGGGGTACCTCTCTCCCCGGTCGGTTGTAGTCGTCTTGCCCCCCTGGGCGTCAGTCCAGTGTTTGTCAGGCAGGCACTGGCACTGCCGATGTTTATCCCCTGTGCCTGTGCCCACCTTATCCAGCCGCCTGCCTCGCATTTCGCTTCCAGTGGCAGGTCCTGCCATGCTTGAATCTGCATATTTATAATAGGGGTACCTCTTTCCCCGGTCGGTTGTAGTCGTATTGCCCCCTTGGGCATCAGTCCAGTATTTGTCAGGCAGGCACCGGCACTGCCGATGTTTATCCCCTGTGCCTGTGCCCACTTTATCCAGCCGCCTGCCTCGCGTTTCGCTTCCTGTGGCAGATCCCGCCACACCTGAATCTGTGCGTTAGTAATGGAAGAACCTCTCTCCCCGGGCGGCTGTAATCGTATAGCCCCCCTGGGCTTTAGTCCAGTGTTTGTCAGGCAGGTACCGGCACTACCGATATTTATCCCCTGTGACTGCGCCCATACTTTCCAGCCGCCTGTCTCGCGTTTCGCCTCCGGCGACAGCTCCTGCCATGCCTGAATCTGGGTACGGGTGATGGGGGAACCTTTTGGGCGTGCTTCGACGCTCCCTCCTGTCCCAGTTACGGTAGCTGTCTGGTTGTCATCACTGACTGAGGACCGTGGGCTGTCAACAGCCTCTTCCTGATGTTGTATCGAATGCCATTCCTGGTCGCTCAGGTGAAGTGTGACGGAGGGAAAATCGCTGTTTTTACCGGAGGCAATCATGCAGATGGTTTCACCGGTACCGAGTATTCGCTCTGTGGTGAAGTTAGCCTGCCGTCCCGGAGATGCCAGCGCCTTCAGTCTTAAAAAGTGCTTCAGCCTGTCCGGTGGCGACATTCCTTCATCCGGCTGATAAAAAGCGCGAAAGCATTGTGCAGCTTCATCCTGAGCAGACAGGGCGAACCAGTCCCTGATACTGCTCCACATCCCGCTGAAATCGGGGGCTGATGTGCTGCCAGGTGCTGGCGAACGAAAATGAATGACTGCCCCAATCCCCCGCATAGGACCTCCTGCTGATGCTTGGCTGGTTTAGCATGTTAGCATCAGTCGTTATTATTTTCTTTTAGATTATGGCCATCAGGGCTAATTTGCCCCGCCCCGGTTGGATTCAACAAAAAGTGAGTATCAGGTCACTATCTGATGTTTTTCAGACACTATTTTATTTAAACTTATTTTTGTCCATGGTGGGTAATCAAACGTTTACAATCGTAAAAAATCAAATATGCTGTCAGAAGTGGTTATTTGAGCATAGAACTTAAACCGGAAGCCAGGCAGACATTGTTACTTCTTTTTCCGGAAAAGACGGTTAAGGTAAACAGATAAATCCTAAACCAGTAAACCATGTAAATTATCATGTTATGGCAATGATGTTGCGGTGAATCCCGTTAGCACGGGGCAAACTGATCATATACTTCTATTAACCAATGTCGCAGCAGACGCCATAGCGGGTCATGGCAGGCCAACCAAAGGCTCACCGGAAAGTCCCCGGCACCGTAACACTCCAGTGAAAGCGGGTAAATAATCAAAGGTTCACTACGGTGGGCCTTTTCTGTATACCACTGCCGCGTAGCGGGGATTGGCTCCCGCACCAATCACAAGGCTGCGCTATTGCGCGGCCTTTCTTTTTCCACTTACCCGACATCCGGGTAGTCCATTTCCCGGACAGGGGAAGTTATGACAATGGATAAACATACGACATGGCTGGCCTACATCTTGGCATTAATCAGCGGCATATGCGCCCAGTGGACGTTAAACGACTATGGCGCGCTGATAGGTATTGTTCTGGGTATTGGTACGTTTCTGGTTAATAAGCATTACAAAAAGAAATCAGAGCAGGCTCAGGCAAGGCAGGCTGCCGCGATGGAAGAGCGTAACAGGCTAATCGCCCGGATTCTGGAAAAAAACGACCATGACAGCACGTTAAAAATGCTGGCGGTATCTGAAATGCCGGAGGGCAGTAATGGCGCTCAGGACAAAAGTTAAATACGGTCTTTCCGCCGCCATGCTGGCGCTGATTGCCGCCGGTGCCAGCGCGCCGCAGCTACTCGACCAGTTTTTACAGGAGCGGGAGGGAAATACGCTGGTGGCCGTTCGTGATAACGGCGGCGTCTGGTCAGTATGCCGTGGCGTGACCCGTATCGATGGTAAACCCGTCGTGAAAGGCCAGCGACTGACGCAAAGCCAGTGTGACCATTACAACGCCATTGAGCGGGATAAAGCGCTGGCATGGGTAAATAAAAATGTTCATATACCGCTGACCGAACCGCAGAAAGCCGGTATTGCGTCGTTCTGTCCGTATAACATCGGTCCCGGTAAATGTCTGCCGTCCACGTTTTACTGGAAGCTCAACGCAGGAGATCGTAAGGGAGCGTGTGCAGAAATCCGCCGTTGGGTATATGACGGCGGCAAAGACTGCCACAACAGGGAAAATCAGTGTTACGGCCAGGTGATACGCCGCGACCAGGAATCAGCGCTGGCGTGCTGGGGGATTGATCAATAAATGGTTGTCAGCGGAATAATCCACCAAAAAGTGACATGGCGCCATGTGAATCGATAACACAAAATCCGCCTGTTTCTGATTTACAAAGGATATAAAAGCGAAAACCCCGAACGTTAGCGGCGATCGGGGTTTTCTGTTTCTGCACCTTGAATAAGGCAAGGGAGAACCTGTGATTGATATTAGCAAACTAATACGGGAGTTGCGACTAATGATTGAGCAATTACCAGTCATATCGCATACCAGATAATCACCGTCAATAACTACAGTGCTGTTGTACCGGTTTTCGCGTCTGATGGTAACCGGGCGGCTGCGGTACTGGGGTATGCGGCGTGCCTTGATTTTGTCCGACCAGAGGGGCGCGTGCCGTTCAAGTTCCGCGAGTATGAAGGTCTGGCCGCTGATGTTACCAGTGGCAGCGATTACGATGCACTGATAGCCGCAGGTTACAACTTCTATGGGAAATATGCGGAAAACAGTGTGGTGGAAGATTACTGGGCGGATGGCACCATTACCGGCGATTTTAAATGGCTGGACAGCTTCTGCGGGCAAATCTGGCTGAATGCCAATTTGCAGGGAGCTGTGATCTCGTTATTCAAGTCAAACCAGACTATCCCCTACAACAATGAAGGGCGGGCGCTGGTTGCGGCATCAATGAGTGACGTTATCCAGCAGTACAAACGCTGGGGCGGTATCCGTGAAGGGGTGACACTGACGGAGGCGCAGAAGAAGCAGATCAACAATGTTGTGGGGGAGGATGTTTCTTCAACGTTGTTTGCCACCGGCTACTACCTGTATATCGGCGATATGCTGCCTTCTCTGCGGGCAACACGTAGCAGCCCGTCCTGTACGCTCTGGTACTGTGACGGCGGCAGTATCCAGAAACTTGTTATTGCATCCACGGAGGTCCAGTAAATGTCAGGTAACAACAACACCATCACTGCGGCTGATGCCATTATCACGCTGACAGTGAATAACCTGTATCCCTCCGGCGTACAACTTCAGGGATTTGCCGCAGATAACGTTTATGGCACCGATCCGCTGGTACTGGCGGAAACCGTCCGCGGTATTGACGGTAAACTGTCTGCGGGATTTGTGTACAGCAACATTATCCAGACGTTTCACATCATGCCGGACTCACCCAGCCGGGATATTTTTGATACCTGGTCAACCACATCCCGGACCAGCCGGGCTGTATTCCGTTGTAATGCTGTCGTGCTGCTTCCGGCGATAGGCCGTAAATATACCTGCGTAAATGGCGTACTCAAACAATGGAAAGCGCTGCCTGACGCGGCGCGTACATTGCAGCCAGGACAGGCGGTTATCGAGTGGGAAACTATCACTCCGGAGGTTTTTAACTGATGGCCCGTAAAGAGAAATTTATCACTATTGATGGTCAGGGGCGGGATAACGGCAAGGTATTTCACCTTACCGAAATGTCTGCCTCGCAGGCGGAATGGTGGGCGATGCGCGCCATTATGGCGATGGGGCGTGGCGGCGTGGAGTTACCGGATGATGTTCGCAGTATGGGGATGGCTGCGCTGGCGCTGGAAGGGCTGAAAGCGTTGTCAAAAATCCCGCCGGAAGAAGCCCGTCCACTGCTGGATGAAATGATGGAATGTATACAGTTTGTTCCCGATCCGAAAAATCGTGGTATACGGCGACCTCTTATTGAAGACGATATAGAGGAAATCACCACCAGGCTTAATTTACGTGCGGAGGTATTCAGACTGCATGTGGATTTTTTCAGTCCCGCCGCCAGCTAGATATTCCCCCGCGTTATCTCGGCCCCGACAGACCGTTCGGGGTGGTGGATTACGTTAACGTTCCCCGCACCATTGCGACCGTTATCTCCTCCGGTAAGGCTTCAAAAGTCGAACTGGATTCCGTACTTGGTGTGCAGGACTTATGGGATCTGCTTGAGATTATTCAGGTGGACGCCCATAACGAACGTGTGATGCAGGAGACACAGAATGGCAGCGGTACTTGATGAGCTGGTTCTGGCACTGGATATAGAAAGTAAGGACTTTACTGCCGGAGAACAGGCTGCGCACGCTGCACTGGACCGACTGACCGCCGCAATGGAGCGGGTGGCGGATGTTTTCGAACTGGGGCAAAAACAGGCCAGTAATGCCCTGGCGAAAACAGGCAGTGATGCGGATAAAGCTGCACGTGAGACGGAAGCCGCCGGTGAGCGCACGGGTAAGGCCCTGAAGAAAACAGGCTCTGACGCTGATAAAACTGCCGCGAGTATGGAACAGGCGGGGAAGCGAACCGGTGATGCCATCGCGAATACCGGAAAAAAGGCCGAAAAAACCGCTAAGAAAATGGAGGCAGCAGGTAAACGGGCATCAACGTTTTTTTCCGGCATACGTACTCAGATACTGGCGCTGGCAGGCGTCACCCTGACACTGGGGGGAATTAAAAGCCTGGTCACGGGGTTTGCCGGTGATCTTAACCGGCTGTCAATTTCCTCCGATGCCTTTGGCATGAAAGCGAAACATCTGGACGGCTGGATACGCGCAGGGCAGGCGAATGGCGCTGACGCTGGCGAGATCACCGGGGCGTTTTCCCGGATTACGGATGCAAAAGCCGCATTCAAAGCCGGAAAGTCCTTTGATCCTGTGTTGCAGGATTTGTTTCAGGTTGCAGCCCGTGCGGGTGTCAGTGTTGATTTAAATACCGACAGTACCGAAGTCATCATGCGCAAGCTGGCGTCTGCCTTTCCGCGACTGACAAAGTCAGAACAGACAGCCTACGGTAATGCGCTGGGGTTCAGTTATGCCGGGCAGCAGTTTCTTGGCTCAGATGCTCTTCAGGATGTGGATGACTTTACATCCCGTTCGCAGGTCTCCGACGATAAAATCCGGAAAGCCCGCAAATTGCGGGAAGCCCTTGCAGAACTGGACCAGGTATGGACAACAATTGGTCTGACTATAGGTACGGCACTGATGCCGTATGCCACGGAATTCAGCAAATGGCTGGAGAAACTCGGTGACTGGATGCAGCAACATCCGGAGGAAGTGAACAAGTTTATCACCACATTTCTGAATAAAGTTGAGTCAGTGGCCTCCTAGGTGAATAAGGCTGCCGGAGAAATGGGGGGCTGGCAGAATGTCATTATTACGCTGATCGGGCTGAAAGTGGCGTCATGGGTACTGGGGCTGACTAAGGCCCTCAACGGTCCCGGCGGCCTTCTTTTTGCGATAACGGCGCTTTACCCGGTTGTTGACGGGTTAATGACATCCATCGTTGGCAGGAAGAATAAGGACTGGCTGGATTCGCATGGTTTTTTCTGGGCTTCAGACGGGACTTTCTTTTTCAATAAGAAAGAGATGGAGGAATACCAGGCAAAACTGGATGCCGGAGAAAAGCCTGGCAACATCACCCATGCACAATCACCTACAGTATGGCAGCAGGGAATGCTGGATACTCAGGCTTCTCTGGCAACCGGGAGGGGAGCAGCCTCCGGGGCATCCTGGCTACAGGGTATGCGTGCGACGCAGGAAAAACTCGGTAATGCCATGCAAAACCGCCCGCGTCCGACGAAGGCCGGGGAGGCTCTGTTAGGCTGGCTGCAACCGAAACTGTCCCAACTGGAGGCAAAATATAACCTGCCGACCGGACTGCTGCGTAGTGTTGCGATCACTGAATCCGGTGGTAATCAGTTTGCCGTCTCACGCGCTGGTGCGATGGGACTGTTTCAGTTCATGCCGCAGACGGCTAAGGAATTTGGTCTGAGGGGAAACGATGCCTTTGATCCTGCAAAATCCGCTGATGCCGCCGCGAGAAAACTTGGTGGCCTGCTGCGGTTTTTTCATGGCGATCTGGCTAAGGCTCTGGCGGCATACAACTGGGGTGAGGGAAATGTTCAGCGTAAGGGGCTGGCTGCTGCTCCGGAGGAGACACGTAACTATATTCCCCGCGTTCTGGCGAATCTGCCCCATCCGGGGGCGGCAATGGCCGTACAGTCGCGTCATCCGGCGCCTGTATCTCAGTCCACCGTAACGGAAACCACGCATATCGGGACGCTGAATGTCACTACAACCTCGGACAATGTGAAGGGCATTACCGATGATGCGCGTAGGCGTATCAGGAATTCGGCGCTTGTTTCAGTTTATTCCAGCGGGGTAACAGGATGAATTTCTCTTTGGATAATCTTTCCCTGAATAACTTTTCGCTCAATGAAAGTAACGTACTGAGTGCCGTTCGTGGCGGCGGTGTCCTGGGACTCATTAACAGTGTACTGGCACCGTCATTCGGTATTTATTACGCATGGAATGATCCGGCTGGTGTTCACCAGAAGGGCGGGAAGCCTTTCTCCCCGGATTCTTTTGTTGTCGTTGAGGTGGGGGCGGAGGCTTCTGTTTCCACCGCCCCCGTCGAACAGGGAGCCTATACCACCTTTAATAAAATCCAGCGACCACCGGAACTGCATGTAACTTTCACTGTAGAGGGGGGGACGGCATTTTCCGGGGCTGTCCCGAACCTGACAAATTTTTCCACCACCTCGCGATCGAATGTGCTGGAAACGCTTGAAATGATGCGTACCACAGCAGGACTTTACGATATTGAGACGCCAGACAAGACATGGACATCCTACGACCTGGTGAAATACGACTACCGAACGCGAAGTAATAATGGACCGACATTACTGACGGTCAGCGCAGTATTCCAGGCGGTAATGAATACAGGAGAGGTGTCAGTGGGAAGTACGGATAACCAGTCTCCCACGGACAACGATAAAGCAAAAGGGGCAGCATCGGTTAAAACTCAGCCAGTTACGGCGTCGGTGACACAACCGTCAGACGCTGACAGACGGAGCGTCACGAACAGGGGGATCACCTGATGCTGGAAATTGTTTTATCTCCCGTCAAAGCCCAGCAGTTTACGGTGACACTGGGTGCTCAGGTCTGCACCATTCGCCTGAATCAGCGTACTACGGGTATGTATATCGATATTACCGTTAACGGTGAACCGTGCCTGTATGGCGTGTTGTGCCTGAACAATAACCGGATTGTCCGGTACGGATACCTGCCGTTTCAGGGCGATCTGTTTTTTTCCGACACGGAGGGGAACCACGATCCCGACTGGCGGGGGCTTGGTTCACGGTACCGGCTCTACTGGCTGTCGCCTGAGGAGCTGACATGAGCTATGTACAGCGTGACATTACCGTGGAGTTCACCCTGTCAGACGGGCGGACGTTCGACAATGGTAAGGGCAATATTCTGACTGTTTCAGGAGCTAAATGTTTTGCCACTGTCACGGTATATGGCGGAACTGCCGGAACGCAGATAACCCTGTATATCTGGGGGCTGTCTCCGGCGCATATGGCCGACCTGAGTTATCGGGGCGTGTGGCGACCCGCTCAAAGTACGGCCAATGAAATGCGGGTACGGGCTGGTGGTCGGCTTATTTTCGAGGGAGATATTACCGATGCGTATGCGGACTACAACCAGGCGCCGGATATACCCCTTATTCTGACCGGGCAGGTTAGTTTCAACCTGCGTAATCAGACAGCGGCCGATTTCAGTGCGAAAGGTGATGTGCCTGTTGCAGATATCATCCGTGCTCTGGCGTCATCTGCCGGGCTGAAATTTGAAAATCAGGGCGTCAGTCGCAGCCTGTCGAATCCACACTTTTCCGGAAACCTTGTACAACAAATGCTGGATGCCGCTTCAGCCGTCGATATTAACATCGATCTGGGGGACGCGGAGAAAGTCACCATCTGGCCGAAGGACAAAGCCCTGGATATTCCGGCTGTGCATATTTCGCCGGACCACGGGCTTATTGGATATCCGGTCTATACCATGACCGGCCTCAGCGCCACCACGACATTCTGCCCTGATCTTTTCATTGGTCGGCGGGTCCATCTGGAATCGTCACTACCTAACGTGACAGGCGATTACCAGTTAACCGGAGTGATACACACCATTACCTCGCGAACCGTGGGCGGTCCGTGGAGCTCCAACTGTACCATGACAAGGCTTAACGATAATGGCACAACCACTCAGTAATCCGACGGACGTAAACAGCGAAATCAATGCGCAGGACTTTATGCTGCGGCAGTTTCTCGGGAAACACGTATTTATCACTCTGGGGCAGGTAGTGGCGGTGGAGGGGGAGTTTATTGATGTCCGACCGATGGTAATGGGCGTTGCAGCAGACGGTTCCCCGGTTGAGCATGAGGTTATTTATAACCTTCCTGTATGGCGGCTACAGGGGGGCAGCAATGCGGTGATTATGCCGCCACATGTGGGCGATATTGGTTTCCTCGGCATCTGCGACCGGGATATCAGTGCGGTAAAAGCCACGCGTCAGGCCGCGATGCCGGGATCAAAACGCACTCATAACTACGCCGATGCCATCTGGCTTGGTGGTGTGCTTAACGGTGCGCCCGTACAGTTCGTGGAATTTGCTGACAACCAGATACGGGTTATTTCCCCCTGGAAAGTGGAGATTTCTGCGCCGGAAGGCATCGTGAACGCCTCGAAAAGTTTCACTGTTAACTCTCCAAAAATCGCGCTTAACGGGGATGCTGCCGTCAGCCAGGGGCTTAATGTTACCGGACAGTCTGAACTTTCCGGTGGCGCGCAGATTGGCGGTATTGATTTTGGATACCATGTTCACAGTGGTGTTAAGTCCGGCGGTTCTACCACGCAGGGACCGCAGTAAACAGGAGAAAATATGCAGTCACGATCGCTTCTTCTCGACACCGGGACATGGGACGTCCTGCTTGATGATACCGGTAATCTTGCCATTACTGATAATCCCCATGCGGTAGCCCAGGATGTGGCGTGTGCGTGCAGTACCTTTCTGGGGGAGTGCTGGTACGACTCAACGTCCGGCATACCTTACTGGTCACGCATCCTCGGACACTGGCCCGGCACGCAACTGGTGAATGCCACCCTGCAACAGGAAGCACTTAAACTGCCGACCGTGAGCGCCGCAATTTGCCAGGTCACTGTTGATAAAGCCCGGACAGTAACGGGAGTGCTGCGTATTACAGATACCAATAACGACATTTTTACGGTTCTGCTATGAGTGAAAATAAATCTTTTTCTACCGCAGTACCCGCTGTACGTATTATGGACAGCGGGCTGAACGTGCCGGATGAAGCGGATATTCTGAGCGGCAGGCTCAGCGATTTTTCCGGTGCGCTGGGCGGCGCAATGAGTACCAGTCTGAGCAGTCCGCAGGGGCAGCTTGCATCAAGCGAAAGTGCCATTATCGCGGATAAAAACGATCAGTTGCTGTATATCGTTAACCAGGTAAACCCTGACTTCTCCAGTGGACGCTTTCAGTATGCAATAGGAAAGATTTATTTCCTGGAACGGCGCGGGGCTACAGGTACGACAGTAACGGCAACCTGTACCGGGCTGGTTGGTACGCTGATTCCGGCGGGCAGTATGGCGCAGGATGAGGCCGGATATAAGTACGTCAGTCTGTCAGACGCCACAATCGGCGCATCAGGGCAGGTTGATGTGGTATTCCTGAATTTGTCCACCGGGCCTGTCGGCTGCCCGGCGGGAACTCTGAATAAAATTTATAAGGCAATACCCGGCTGGTCAGGTGTCACTAACGCCAGTGCAGGTGTACCGGGCAGCGACGAGGAAACCCGCGCGGACTTTGAAAATCGTCGGCGTAATTCAGTTGCCCGTAATGCCCGTAATATTCTGGAAGCCATCCGGGGTGAAATACTCTCTACGGTAGAAAACGTGGTGGATGTTTACGTCACCCATAATCCGAAAAAAACGGAACAAAAAGCCGGGGTCAGTCAGTATCCGTTAACACCCGGTTCGTTTTATGTTGGCGTGTACGGCGGCAGTCCGGCAGATATCGCGGCGGCCATCTGGCGTAAGGCTCCGCCGGGTATTGATATGAACGGCGACACAACGTTCACCGTTGCGGATAAGGAGTACGATCCGCCGTATCCTGAATACGTGATCACCTGGCAGACACTCAAACCTGTCAGTCTGCATGTCAGTGTGACGCTGAAAAAAAGTGACTACCTACCCTCAGATATTACCCAACAGGTACAGCAATCCGTGTTGTCCGCGTTTAACGGTACAGATGGTGGTCTGCGGGCAAGGGTAGCCTCTGTTGTCTCCGCAGGGCGCTATTATGCCTGCGTTTACAAAACCGATCCGGAAAATATCGATATTCTGGGCCTTACTGTGAGTCGTGACGGCTCGTCATGGACAACTGCTGTCACTTTCGGGATAGATGAGATTCCGGTTCTGGATGTGTCGAATATCGGTGTGAAACTACAGGAGGCGTAACGTGCAGAATGTGGCTGCAACCGTGCTTGCACAGTATGCCGCCAGCCCCCGACTCAATGCCCTCATTAACAGCTTTAACGCAGCGCTTTCCCCCGACAGTTTTATCAATGATTTTTATGACCTTATCTGGAACATCGATACTGCAGAAAAGTACGGTCTTGATGTCTGGGGAAAGATTGTGGGCGTCAGTCGCCGGCTGACGGTAAAGGACGATTTTAATTACCTGGGCTTCAGCGAGGCCCGGATGGACAACCCGGTAATGGATGACCCGCGTCCGTTTAATCAGGCACCGTTTTACAGCGGAAAATCGGTTACCCGGACCGTTGACCTGTCTGATGAGATATACCGGCGGCTGATACTGATGAAAGCCATGTCGAATATTACTGACTGCTCTGTGCCGGATATTAACCGGATGCTGCGGTTTATGTTCGGAAAAAACCGCCGGGCTTATGTTCTGAATAATGGTGGACTGAGGATGAGTTACATCTTTGAGTTTGCTCTCTCGTCGGCAGAACTGGCGATTATCCAGTCGTCGGGAGCACTGCCGTCCCCGCCGGGTGTTTATGTCTCAGTGGTTTTAAAGGAGACCAGTAATGAAGCTTAACGATAAACCCCGTCAACTGGCAGTACCCTTTGCGAGTACTGGGGATAAAAATAATATCCCGGACAAGGCGACGCAGCAGACCAAAGAGAGCGGTAACGCGGCGTATGATTCGGGTTTTCCTCCGGTGACCATGACCCCGATATCAGCGGGAGGTATACCGCCACACGGCAAGGATTTTAACGGTCTGATGCACGATATTACCGCAGCAATACGGTACGTCCAGGCTGGTGGTTTGTACACGTATAATGCCGGGTTCGCCGGGGCCATTGGTGGATATGCAAAAGATGCCATTCTCGCCGGAGTCTCAACAACAGCGGTCTGGCTGAATACCATTGACGATAACCTGACCGATCCGGAAGGTGCCGATAGCGCTGGCTGGGTAAACCTGCTGGCAGATCCCCTGAAGCTGTTTCTGAGGCAGAAAAACAATCTGTCAGACCTTCAGAATAAAGGAACGGCACGGGATAATCTTCAGGTCTACAGCCAGGAGCAGACGGATCTTAAATACCTCGCAAAAGACCAGAACGGTAGCGATATTCCAGAAAAGCCGCTGTTTGTACAAAATATCGGGGCGCTTCCTGCATCAGGTACGGCTGTTGCAGCGAACAGACTGGCATCACGCGGCGCGCTTCTGGCACTGACTGGTACGACAAGAGGCAGCGATAGCGGCCTGATAATGGGCGAGGTTTACAATAACGGTTATCCAACGCAATACGGGAATATTTTGCGTCTGACCGGAACCGGTGATGGGGAAATCCTCATTGGCTGGAGCGGGACAAACGGTGCGCCAGCGCCCGCATATATTCGCAGCCATCGAGATACCGCCGATGCTGAGTGGTCCGAATGGGCAATGCTCTACACCACACTAAACCCACCTCCGGATTCGCATCCGGTAGGGGCGGCGATAGCATGGCCGTCTGATGCTACCCCAGCCGGTTACGCCCTGATGCAGGGGCAGTCCTTCGATAAATCTGCTTACCCGTTACTGGCTATAGCGTATCCGTCCGGCGTTATTCCTGACATGCGAGGCTGGACAATCAAAGGTAAACCCGCCAGTGGACGAGCTGTACTTTCTCAGGAACTGGACGGTAACAAATCGCACAGTCACAGCGCCAGAGCGCAGGATACCGACTTAGGGACAAAAACTACCTCATCCTTTGATTACGGCACGAAATCGACCAATACCACGGGCAACCATACTCACCAGTTCGGCGGTTATATCAATTCATACTGGGGAGATTCCAATCACACCTCATTTCAGCCTGGAGGTGGTGCATGGACACAGGCCGCTGGCGACCATGCGCATACAGTTTATATCGGAGGACACGAGCACACCATGTATATCGGTCCACACGGACACGTCGTTATTGTGGACGCAGACGGTAATGCGGAAACCACGGTTAAAAACATTGCATTTAACTATATTGTGAGGCTGGCATGATTAAATTAATTCTTTCGGCACCTGTTCCAGCAATGGCCGCGGCTTTTGAACATTCTTTTCAGAATACCGAAAATGTGGAAATTATCCCCGGACCGTTTGAAATCATACCGGAATTTGACTGCATGGTCAGTGCGGCCAACAGTTTTGGTCTTATGGATGGTGGTGTGGATGCTGCTATTACGGCATATTTCGGGCCGCAATTACAGGAACGGGTACAGCAAAATATCATCAGTGAATACCTGGGAGAGCAGCCCGTCGGCACCGCCTTTGTTATTGAAACGGGTAACAGTCAGCATCCGTGGCTGGTTCATGCCCCGACGATGCGCGTTCCGCTGATAATCGACGGCACCGATGCGGTTTATAACGCAACACGTGCAGCGTTATTAGCAATATTTCAGCACAATAAAAGCGCCGGGGAAGACAAGAAAATTAAATCAGTTGTATTCCCTGCGATGGGGGCCGGGTGTGGTCAGGTATCCCCGGACAGTGTCGCCCGGCAAATGAAGCTGGCGTGGGATGATTTTATTAACTGCGCCACGGAAATTAACTGGCAATACGCCAGCGCCCGCCAGGATGCTGTATTCAGCACAACGGCATACTGTCCGTCAAAGGCGCTTTGTCCGAACGCCAGAACGTATTGCAAAAAATCAGGTAACACCTGTATCAGTCCCCGCCATCAGGTTGATGATATTTATATTGGTGCTCATAGGCATCATGTTTTTCTCGGCCCCGATTATCATGACAATCACCTGAATCCAGAATATTTATCCGGAGTAAAAAATGACGATTAAAATGAGTGACACCCCGCAGACAATTAAAATTTTCAATCTGCGTTCAGATACTAACGAATTTATTGGGGCCGGTGATGCGTATATTCCGCCGCACACAGGACTGCCGGCAAACTGTACTGATATCGCCCCTCCTGATATTCCCTCCAGTCATATTGCTGTATTTGACGCTGAAACCCAAACATGGAGTCTGCAGGAGGATCACCGCGGCGAGACGGTTTACGACACAACAACCGGCAATCAGGTTTATATCTCCGAACTCGGCCCGTTGCCCGAAAATGTCACATCAGTTTCACCAGACGGTGAATACCAGAAATGGGATGGTAAGGCGTGGGTGAAGGATGAAGCTGCGGAAACAGCAGCGCAACTTCGTCAGGCGGAAGAAACCAAAAGCAGGCTCCTGCAAATAGCGTCTGAAAAAATCGCGCCGTTACAGGATGCTGTTGATCTTGGACTCGCAACAGATGATGAGAAAGCGCAGCTCGACGAATGGAAAAAATACAGGGTACTGGTAAACCGGGTGGATACCTCAAATCCTGATTGGCCGGAACAACCAGTCTGATAAAAAATATAGCTATGTAGTAGAGACTGCTGCTATATGTTATATAGCAGCAATGGCTATTTTTTTTGATGGCTGAGTGTATAATTTTAGCACTGGTAAATGACGGTTTAGCTCCGGAATTAGTTCCTGGGAAAATTATGGATACTATTGGTTCATATTAATCAGGAAGAGGCTCCGCATATTTTTTGGTTTTTCTGTGTTCAGGGAGTGTTTTGTATATATTTATTAGCAATGTTTTCTAGTATCAGTTGGAATTGCTGTGGAGTCGGCATAGCACACTCATTAAACAGTGGTGCAACTTCTGTCATAATGATCTTCTCCGCATAGATTTTAAAGGATGCCTGCTGATGTTGATTGATAAACATACGTGGATACTTACTGTTTGCTGATGAAATCAACGGAGTTATAAAAGGATTGGCCCCTGCGCCGCTTGGCGTAAAAACGTCATTTTTGGTTGTTCCGGGCAGACCTGCATTTTTCGCTGCTTCGCCAATTTCCTGAAGAAAAGGCGCTATGTTGATCCCTTTGCTGATGAGCAAATTACAACACTGATCTTTATTCTTGCTGTAAACTGCCGATAGTATAGCTTCACGGGTCTGGCTGGCGTATGCGGGGTCTTTACTCGCACTACCTCTAATATCTATATCATTGAGCGTTTGAAGCATAAAATCTTTAACGACTTTATTTGTCAACACTGCCCGGCCTTCAGATGCGCTTCCTCGGTGAAAGTGTGTTGCAGAAGATTCAGTGTTCTTATGCGAAATAAAACGTTCCGATAAATTTGAACTTAATTTGATGAAGTGATTTTTTACTGCGAGAATACTTTTTGCCAAAGAGTTTTTCTCGGTTGATTTTTCTTTTAGTGGTGTGGTTTCCTGTTTTTGGATTCTAAAATTCTGGGGGGATAAAGTTATTTTTGTCACGGTAATGATCCTTTTATATGTACATAACTCATTTATATATATAGATAGCAGGAATACTTTTATTTTTTATAGCAAATGCTATGTCCATCTGATTGATGAATTAGAAAAATTCGGCTGATTCAATTA